GTGAGTTCGAATCTCGCCGCCCCGACCACTTAAAAAGTTAGCCGCAGAGCGTATCTGCGGCTTTTTTATTTTGCTTGAAATATGTCTAAAAAGTGGTCTGTCAACAATTTTGTCAACAATAATAGTTAAGTGTACCTAAGTTAAGATAAAAATTGTTGTATATTTTCTCCGTATTTTTGCATAGCTTTGGCATGCGTGTCTTTAAGAGGTGTTGCGTAAGTTACTCTGGTAAATTCTGCATCAGAATGGCCAAGCAATTCTGATATGTCTGCCATACTTACACCCTGATCGCGCATATTGGCGCCGAGAGAATGACGGAAGTCGTGAATTCTCATACCGGCAAGGTATGGCTGATTCTTAAATAGCTCCTGCATTTTTTCGTTTTGTTCTTTAAATTTTCGCCAGCGGCGTTCTATAAAATCTTTGATGTGGGGACGACCATCTTCAGGGAAAACGTATAATAAATTAAGGGTATTCTGCCATGCTGGATCAGAATGAGTTGGATCAAGTTTTCCATCACGTATAAGCTCCATTCTTTGCCTAAGAGCATTTTTATGGCAAGATTTGATGAATTCCATGTACTTTGCTATTTCTCGCCATACAAAGGGCAGGAAAGGTACAAAACGTTCTGATGTTCTGGTTTTTAGAGGTGCAAGTGTTGGGATACCATCAATACGTAATAAGTTATGTTTTACCTGTACACCTGATTCAGAAATATATTGTAATTCAACACCGCAGATCTCTGATATTCGTAACCCACAAAAACCTGCAAGCAGACATGGAATATAAAGATCAGCATAAGCCTCTTTTTTTACGATGTCTAATATTTTTAATAGATAGGACAGCTCTGCGTGAATTCCTTTAGGCCCCGGTTTCGGTGGTAACTTTAATCGTCTGGCAGGTGATTTTACTATAATGTCATTATCCGCTGCCCAGGTAAAAGCTGAACGTAAAAAGGATAGCTCTTCACGGATAGTTTGCTGTGAAAGTTTAGTGTCTTTGTGCAGCCATTGACGATATGCTTCGACATCAAAGACATCAACTTTTTGAATTTCTTTTGAGCCTAAGGGTTGCTTGGATACACGGTTTTTAGCCGCGGTATATTGTGTCCGTGTAGCAGGCCTTATTTCTATTTTAGTATCAATGAATTTTTCTAAGAGAGCAGTTACAGTTATTTTTTCTGGTTTTATATAGGTTTGCTGCTTGATCGCTACTCGAGCTTCTGCTTCAGCGTCTAATGCTTCTTTTGATGTTAAATAACCGGTAGTAGACCATATTTTTTCGTACCTGCCATTTGGCAATTTCTGACCGGTACTGATTACATAGTAATAGGGCTTTTTTCGCCCAGCTTTTTTCACGATAGACATAAAAAAATCAGCTCCTTTACTGTAATTTGAGTATGCAGTAGCAGAGCTGATGTGCTATAATATTTATAGTAATCAGCTCGCTGTAGGGGTGGGCGTTACGTTGACCGTTCGGTGTTGGCGCACCGGCGGTCTTTTTTTATTTTATCTTTCGCAGAAATCATCTTTGGCTTCGGGGATAGCTTCTTTAGGGAGCTTCTTATTCGGATCTGGAAACGTGGATTTTAAACCGTCTATGTGCTCAAATAAATCAGGCTTTATGGGGGCCCACATTGGATCGAGAATAAAATCAATGCCTTCTCTTCGCGCCAATTTGGCAGCAGGAACAAAATCGCTATCCCCCGCAATAAGTACTATGCGTTCTACCTGTTGTTTATAGGCTAGAGAGGCAATGTCAATACCGATTCGCATATCTACGCCTTTTTGTTTGGTGATAAGCATAATATCATTTTCTTCTAAATCTTGTATCGAAATAGATCCGTTTACTAACTTATGTGTTAGCTTTGGATTAATACTCCAGTTTGTGTTGATTTCATCAACTTTTCCAAGTCTCATTGCAACTTTGCGTCTGCATGTCATTTCATGAATAAATTGCTGACGCCATATTGCACGTTCAGATTTACTAAAATCTATGGTTTTCCTGCTTATAGGATGCTGAAGTTTTTTATTTAAAGGTGGGCAATCATAATAAAAAATTCTATAGAGTTCATCCCTTAAAGACGGTGTTTTATCTTGATGATAATTATGGGCTTTCAAATGTTTACAGCTATAATAAAATAGTTTTTTAGCTAATTCTTCTGGTTCTTGGGGGCCAAAAATTTTTAGGGCACGTTTGAGAAAAAATGCACCATCTACTAAAATTGCTGTTTTTCCCATAAATAATCCTCCGCATTTTCTAAATTTAGTTTTTAAAATAAAAAGCCCTCGAGTTCGGCAATCTCCGGACAAATGGAGTGCTTACTGTCAAGGGCAAGACATCAATAATTAGCTTGTGACTACATTATACTGTTACAGGCCCTTGTTTGTCAATATGTATTTGTGTGAAAAAATGTAAACTTTTCAAATAATATCCCTCTGAAATGCAATAGCTTTACCTATAATTCGAAATTGTTCTATTTCAGTTTTGTTGAATCGTAAAGATTTATATGTAGGGTTCTCTGGTTTTAGTTCAACCTGTGACAATTTGTCACGGGTTCATTTTCTTCCAAAATCAAGCATTGTTTTAGCTTTATCCAATAGGCGGATGGATCAATACTGTCTGTAAGAGCACCAACTACGTCAACAACAGAAAAATACTACTATTGATGTTCTTCTTCGTTCCATACAGAACGTATTTGCTTAGATTGAAATAATTTAATATTACTCATGGGAAGTTCCTAAAATTTATTTATGCCTTTGTGCTTCTATTTCGTCAACACAAAGGTTCTTGCCACAATCTTTTTCGTAATGTTCTTGTTCGTGCAGGTAAGTTTTCATGTTAGATTCCCTCGTTAAGCGGGCATTCAAGATAAAAATTGCCTCTCCATCAATATCTTCTCTAACAAAGCCTCGAACGTCGTGAGGCAAGTCATATAAGATAGTTCTACTCATTGAGATCGCCTTCCTCTTTGGCTTTTTGGTAATCAATAAATTTCATAACTTCTTTAATGCTTTCGGGTTTTAGTTTTTTGGTAGCGTCAAATAACACTTTGTATTGAGGATTATCATAAATTTCCTGTGCCATTTTTGCTGCTTCAGGATTGAGGTAATAGGTTTGGTTTTCGTTATCATTTTCCCACCCCATTAGATAACCTGGAGTTACATTAAGAGCTTTCGCAATTATTTGAACTTGGTTTATAGGAACTTTTTTGATGAATCCTGTTTCATATCTTTGAAGAGTAGATTTGTTGATGCCTGTTAAATCCGAAAGTTCCTGATAAGATAGACCGAGTTCCAATCGCCGAAGTTTAATTTTTTTAATTAGTTCTGTTAATTCTTTTTCGCTCATTGTAAAAACCTCTCTTTACTGCTTAAACCAATAATAACATAAATGCAACGAAAAGTAAAACAAAAATATAAAATTCGTTGCATTTATGCTTGACTTTTGAATTATGTGCTGTTATCATAATCTTGTAGCATAAATGCAACGAAGAGAAGCAAAGGAAGTGATATTAGATGAACTTAGCAAAGCTACGCGGTGCTTTAACTGAAAAAGGCATAACGCAGAGGGAACTGGCTAAAAAACTTGGCCTGACGACCAAAAGTGTAAATGCAAAACTTAATGGCCGCTGTAAAATTTCAGTAGATGAAGCCGCCTCAATGAGTAAAATACTAGAGTTGAAAGAACCTAGCACAATTTTTTTTGACTGATTAGTTGCATAAATGCAACTAAAGAAAGGAGGGCGAATAAAGTGACAGTTTTGATGCCGGTAGCCACAGCGTTTCAACAAGTAGAATTAAGCAACCTTCTTTTTGCTACCTTTGTTCAAGTGCTCATAGCTGTGTTGGCCGTTATAGCAGTGGCTGCGTTGGCGGTTCTTGTTATTTATCTAGTGGGGACTTTTCTAGAATGGTTGAGGCGGTGAGTAGAGATGGAAAAGGAAAAAGCCCAACAACGGGACTTCCGAAAAAATAAAATCGTATGCCCGCATTGTGGACATACGATAAGCAGCGGCAATTTTTGCAGATATTGCAGCCAGAAGGTTGTTGTTGTTTGTAACTGCTGGGTATTGAAAAAACCTTTTAACTGCGGAATGGATAAGTGCCCGGGTATGAAATTGTTAACAAATGCAAAATTACTCGCGGCTAAGATTCATTAGCGTTAAGATTGTGGGCAAAACATTTTGTTCAAACCACTGAATAAGCACATAGCGGCCAAGGCCATGAACCTTTTCCATAATTTTAGCGGCAACCAAAGCTGATAATTGCGTTTTAGGAGATTCGACAATAAGGTCAGGAAAAGTTTCCTTTAATTGTTTTTTCTGAACATCGTCAAGCTCGTCCAACATATCAACAATTTTATCGGCTGTTTCTAATCGGGCTTGGGTCCACGGATATGGTTCACCGCAGTTATGGCAATAATAAGGTAAGGAAATATCGTTTTTGGCTATTTGATCGGTATAGCCGGTACATATCGTTTGATGATTTTGTTCTTCATTAAGAGGGTTATAACGATTTGCAAAACGATATTTAGGTACCTGAACATGTAATGCGCCGCGAATATGATTACCGCAATGTGGGCAAGCATGAATAACGGGCTCGCCACAGGTTGAACAGTACTGCTCGGACTGTTCCGGATGCGCATTAGAGTGGGCATTACGTATATGTCCGTTCTTACAAATTTGAGCATCCTGATAGTAGTATCTTTCTTGCATAACAACACATCCCTTCGTTACTAATTATATCAGCTGCGCAGGGAGATTGGGAATAATTTTAAGGAGTGACCACCAATGAATGAATTATTAAAAATCGAAATCAGTGAAAAGCAGGAACAGGTGATCAGCGGCAGAGCATTGCATATGTTTTTAGACATTGAAACACCATACACCATGTGGTTTGAGCGTATGCTGCAATACGGATTTTGTAACGGAAAGGACTTTTTAACAAAAATGTTAGAAAGTCACGGAGGCCGCCCCAGCACCGATCACATAATAAAGCTGGATATGGCCAAAGAGCTTTGTATGCTCGCTCGAAACGAAAAGGGTAAGCAGGCCCGGCAATATTTTTTAGAGGTCGAACGCGAATGGAATAGCCCTGAGAAGGTTATGGCCAGGGCATTGAAGTTAGCGGATCTAAAAATCAAAGAAATTACCGAATTTGCTGCGGAACAAACTAAGGCACTCGAAGCCGCTAAACCTAAGTGTATATTTGCGGACGCTGTGGCAACGGCAAAAACATCAATCCTAATCGGAGACCTTGCAAAGCTGATCAAGCAAAACGGTTATGATATCGGCCAAAAACGTTTATTTGTGTGGCTTAGAGAAAATGGCTATCTAATCAAAAACGGGTCCTCTAAAAATAACCCGACACAGCGCGCTATGGATATGGCGCTATTTGAGATAAAAGAAACCACCGTTGTTCTGCCAAACGAAAGCACGAAGATAACTAAGACAACGAAGGTCACTGGCAAAGGACAAATTTATTTTGTCAATCTATTTAAAAAAGCTGGCGGATTAGTAGGTTTGTAGTAAGGAAAGGAGTATAAAATATGGCCAGACCAACCAAAAAAGAGCAGAGGGAGCGAGCCTTAAAACAAGTACCGCGCCGCATGCTTTATCCAATCAATGAGGTACGAATATTGTTGTGTTGCGGAAATGAATTTTTACAGCAGCTTTTTAATGAAGGACGGTTACCTTATGTATTGCGCGGGAAATACCGCTATGTGACTCAAAATGCCATTGATAACTACTTGTTAAGTGAGGAGGCAAGGCTGTCATGAAAACACTAGGGATTTATATTTGGTACTTTTTTGCTGAGAGTGAAATTTTCCCTAAGATCCTGATAGCGGCATCACTGATTATTTTGGGAATGTTTTTAGAAAGGGCGTGGTGAGATGTGGAAAGAGTTAGGTTATCAAATTGCGGTAATTGCTATCGGGACTTGGGCCGGCGTATTTTTCGGGTTATGGCTCTGGTGCAAGGTTGCTGGAATGAATTAAAAAAAGAGCTATCAGCACGGCAATGCTGACAGCTCAGGGTTAATACATAGGTCGTGAATAACCTGTATTGGTTACATTATAGCATAAATAGAAGGAAGGAGCTATTTCAATGACAGTAAAAATTAACAGTCTTGAACTTGAAAATATTAAAAGAATTAAAGCAGTAAAATTAGTACCTTCAGCGAATGGCTTGACTATTCTCGGTGGTAAAAATGGTCAGGGCAAAACTAGCGTTCTGGATGCTATTGCCTGGGCGCTTGGTGGGGAAAGATATAAACCTTCTGAACCGCAGCGCCAAGGATCTGTTACTCCGCCAATTCTGCATATAGAGTTATCTAATGGTCTTATAGTTGAGCGGAAAGGCATCAACGGTAGCTTAAAGGTCATTGACCCGCAGGGGAATAAAGGCGGCCAGCAGATTTTAAATGAGTTTGTAGCGCAACTTGCCTTGGACCTGCCAAAATTTTTAAATGCAAATAATAAAGAAAAGGCCAATGCTCTTTTGCAGATAATCGGGATCGGTGAAAAACTTTACCAGTTGGATGCTGAAGAACAAAGAATTTATAACAGGCGATATGAAGTTGGACGCATTGCTGACCAAAAGAAAAAGTATGCAGCTGAGCTTGAAATGTATCCGGATGTTCCTAAAGAGCTCGTTTCCGCAGCTGATCTAATTAGGCAGCAGCAGGCGATACTTGCCAGGAACGGCGAAAACCAGCGCAAACGGCAAATGTGCCGGCAGCATGAAGAAGAATTAGCTAAAGCGCAGATTGCTTTTGACGAAGCGAAGAACCGGCTTGAAGAAGCTGAGTCTGCAGTTTCGGTTGCCCGTAAGTCGGCCGCAGATTTACAGGATGAAAGTACGGCAGAATTGGAAGCGAATATCTCTGACATAGATCGCCTGAATATTAAAATCAGGGCCAATATGGACAGGGAAAAGGCTGAAATCGAAGCTGAAGAATAT